CTGTCTGTGCCAGATGCTCATCGTAATCCTTGAGACTGGGGTAATCCACAGTCAGCAGGACTCTCACATCATAGGCACCTTCTGGCACGTCTGTCTGCATGGTGAAATAGAAGGCCTTGTTAGTCTTCTTGGTGACATACACGCTATCGGGGTCGAACATTACCCCATTTGTCCAAGCCTGATCGCTTTTCTTATACCAGGCATGCAAGCGCACCGTGTTCTCCAACGCGGCAGTACCCCCGGTTTGTACTTTCTCACTGAACAACCCGCTGGAGAAGTTGAAATCGATCGATAATTTGGTTCCGGTTGCCAGAGTGGTGGTTGTTTGTGTGAATATTCCAGTCGGGGCATCCTTGTAGAAGGTTGTCTTTGCGCCCAAGTCTGTCCAGTATGTTGGATTGGGTGGAGCATTATTCCGGTTGCTGGTGACACATTCATAGTAATGGATTCCCCCGCCCGGATCGCGCATGACGATTTCCCCTACTGAGTAGGTAGGGGCACTGCTCCAAATTGTCTGTATAACGGGCTTGAGGGTGGTGTTGATTGCCTGATTCTGATACGTCACCTCGAATCCGTCTATGTGGTCTTGCAGGGGGGTTCCTGGCCGTGTCTCGTAGATGCAGACAGTGGGGTCGTAGTTGCCGATGGAATTACCATTGATTTCTATGTCGGTAATGGCGGCAAGTCCGGGACCAACTTTCCACACCCGCGTATTGAGTATGGGAACAGGGGAACCCACGGGTGTCTCAAACAGGCAGGCATGGACTTTACTATCTGCTGGGTCGTTGTAGTAGAGCTGGTTGGGATCGGCTACGTGGTCAACTTTGCAGATGAAGGTGCGCCCCGGATGGAAGGGTTCCCGCACTTCTGCTCCGGCGAGGTATATTACAACACCAGGCCCGCTTGCCCAAGCACTCACCGTTCTCAAATCAATCCCGTGCCCCGCGAACGAGTACAGGGCATACAGCCATTGCCTGTCCCCCTCCATGGCGATATATCTGTTCTTGAGTACCGGCTTGACCCGCGTCTTCCCATAAATCACGGGCATGGGGGTTCCGGCGGAGGGTGTCTTGTTCGCCGAATGATCCCACCCATACGACTGCGAATCCGGCATCCCCTTGGGTCTCTTGACGGGTATGGAGGATATGATGATCCCCGTCAGCATGCTCGCCGCCTTAACATATGGATTGGGTATGAATGTCCCCACCATGGCAGCAAACTCGAACAGATTGGCTACGCTTCCTCGTCCGGCCATTATTGGTATATCCCTTCGTCAACCCCGGGGCTTCCCCCGAATTGTGCTTCATTACCTCTGGCTTGGCAATGGGTCAAGGTGTGGTCGCAGTCGGTTCCATATAGCAGATGGGTGGCCGAGAGCCGACAGAACGCCCCCTTGTAGGCGTGGCGGCATGCCGTAGCTGTATACCGATCCCGGGGGAATCTGCGTCCGAGGGGGTCTGCATAACCGAGGGTGAAGGTGATCCACTGGTTGTCGGCACTGGTCTCAATCACCTCAAACACCTCCGTCAACTCCGCCGTATTCGCCGCGAGGTTGCCGGAGGGGACGATGTAGACGGTCACAGTTGCCCCACGCAGACCGTCATAGGCGTTGATTGCCGGATTCAACATGGCGTCGAGATTGCTGATCTTCATGTCAATCCTCGGTAACCCTCCCTGCAAATTCTCCTGCATATCCCCGAAGCTCACGGTTGCCGGGTCAAATGACTGACTATTCCAGTTGGTTGTGGATTCGTCCGAGGTGCGGCGGTATGTTGATCCCCCAATGGCTGTGGCATCAATCAACACAAGCAATAGCCACGCATCAGCCACAGCAATCTGGTTTTTGGTCAACGTCCCCGTAGCCGTCATAGTATGCGCCATCTCAGACCTCTTCCAGAACCAGCGTGATTGTCCAGCGGGTGTTGTTGGTGCCGTCGACTGGTACATATGTAGGGGGATTCTGGAACCGTACTATCTTGGTTGCACCCGCAACCGGTTCCACCCACGAGAACGATTCTCCACCCACTCCCCGGGCTGTGACGAAGGCGATGATGGTATCCCGGTTGGCAGTCTTGGTCATGTCGAATTGTAATTTCCATTGCTGCGGCGCCCGAGTGAACCTCGCCCTTGTCCTCACATATCCCGCCTCCACCTCGGTTCGGACGGTGGGGTCGAGCGCAGAGGTCAACTCCTCGATGTAGGGGGTCTGGGCGAGGGTGCCATGATGGTAAATTGTGGGAAAGGTTGCCATATCAAGTCCCCCCAGCCAGTATTTCCCGGAATCTCGGGTTAGTCGTGGATTCCTCCATGACCACGTTCACTATCCACTGCCGACCATCAAACAGGGGTTTCTTCATCTGCCGCGCTGACAACTCCATCCCGCTCTCGTTGTGGAGGTGAATGGCGACGGGAGGGGCAATCTTCTGCGTGCCACCTCCCCAATTGGATGTCAAGTCCTCCATGTCGAGTCCATTGGGTTGACCCAGACTGGGAGATGTAGTAGTGGGTATTGTTATGCCGCCTCCCCATTCCTTCTTCATCCCGATCATATACATGAATCCCTTGGCGATATTCCCCCAGAGTCCCGCTCCTGCCTCCGTCGTCTCCCTCGACTGCGTCCCCTTCCCGAACACAGTCTCGAACATCTGTATCGACAGCATCTCGGCCACCATGCGCCTGAATCCCGTAAGTATGGATTGGAAGAAGGAATCCATGAAGTCGATGAAACTGCTTCCCTGCTTCATCAGGTTGTCGAGGGCGTCTGACCATCCGGTCTGGATGGATTGGAACATATCCGCTATCACATCAATCTGCGTCTTGAACCCGTCCGTGACCTTCCCGAGGGCGGCGTCCCAGTCGTCGGCGTAGGCATCCAAGAAATCCTTGTAGAGTATCCGTATCCGCCCAATGAGATTGGCATGGGCTCGAACCCAAGCGTCTGTGTCCAAGGAGAGGAGACCGGGGGCGTGCAATGTTCCTCGCATCGCGGGTGCTTTATACCCCATCTGGAGTCCCATAACTGCCCCTCCAACTGTCTTCCCACTGGCTACGTCTCTCCATAGGTTTTGCAACTCCCTCAGTGCCCTCAGTAACTCATCCGGTATCATCTCCCTGAACTTGTTGATGATGAAGTCAATGTCCATTTTGAAGGTGTCTGCAAACGCCTCTCCTGTCGTCACGAAGAAGTCCTTGAGCACCTTCGTGGCGGGTCTGGTGGTGTCGATAATGCCCTGTATGGTGAACTGAGCTGTGTTGGTGGATATTGCCTCCTGAGAGTTTTTCACCATCTGCACGAGCCGTTTCAGGTACTCCTCCTGCGGTATCGCCTCCATTGCGAGGTCTTTCATGTCCTCATAGAATTTCCTGTCTGCTGCCAATAGCCGCTTGGCTTCATCTGCCGGGTTCACCCCGAGAAGTCTCTTCAACTCCGTTTGGTATCCGGCTGCACCCGCACCTTCGGGCGTGAACGTGGTTGCCAGTTTGATGTTCCCAGCCAACCCTCCAATGTTCCATTTCTGCCCAAGCCGTGCTATCTGGTTGATAACGTAACTTATCGCGGCGAATGACCCGTTGATGAGGGTGGAGAAGAAGCTGAGCGCATCATCCTTCAGGAATCTAAATACCCACTCCCCGATGTCTCTCATCTTGAGGAAGTTTGTCCTCCAAGCCGTCTGTACCGCGAGAATGGCTACGAGTATGACCCCAAGTGGAGACAGGATTGCTTGCAGGATCATCACGATTCCGCCCAGAACCCTCGCCAACAGGGCAAATGCGGCTGCTCCGGCGGTTATTTTAGCGAAGGCGATGAAGAACCCCACCACTTCTTTTGCGAAGCTCCTGACCCGTTTCTGGTTGTTGTCGATTGCCGTAGTCCAATCATCCACATAGGAGATGATGATCTTGATGGTGCGGACGATATCCGGGGCGAAGGATTGGACTATGTGCCGCTTCAGCGCATCCCACGTCTCCCTTAGCTTCTCCAGCTGGCTCTTCATAGCCGCCATCTGTTTCTGCGCTGTGGTCTCCGTCACTCCAGCCGCTTTTGCGATCTGGTCCGAGTATGCCTTAATTCCCACCGCCCCCTTCTCGAACAGGGCGATCATGGTGGAGAGTGCCCGCTGGCCGAAGAGGGTCTTGAGAGTATAATTCCGCGTCTGCTCTCCCGCTCCTGCCAGTTTATCCTGAAGCTGTTGCAGTATATCGACGAGAGGTATCATAGCCCCGGAGGTGTCGTAGATTCGCAGATGGAGTTCCCTTATCGACCGCTTCATCGCCGCTGTGGGGGAGGATAGCTGGGTAAGGGTATACCGAAGTGCCGTTCCCGCTTTACTCCCCCGGATTCCGGCATTGGCGGCAATTCCGATCATGGCCGCCACATCCTGCATCGTATTGTTGAAGGCGGCGGCTGGTTTGGCCGCGTAGGAGAGGGAGACCAGGAACTCATGCAGATTCATGGTGGAGGAATTAACGGCCTCGGTCATCATGTCCACGACATGGGGAGTCTTGTCGAAGGACATGTTGAAGGCGTTCATGATGTTGACCGTGCCTTCCGCCGTCTCCTCCAAATCCTCCATCATGGCTTTGGACGCGGCCACGATTGGGGGCATGGCTGCCAGTTGCTGCGCCGAGGTCAGTCCGGCTCTACCCAGGAAGAGGAAAGCATCTGCCGCATCCCTCGCAGGCGTACCCCACTTCTTCGCCGCAGTCTCGGCCTCCTTCGACATCGCCTTGAATTCGTCCTCGGTATATTTCGTCACCGAGGTGGCTTTCCTCATCCTCTGCTCGAACTCGGCGAATCCTCCGAGAAGTTTGCTGAGCTGCCATGCCACTAGACCGAAGGACACCACAAAGGTGGTGGCTATAAGCTGGGCACCATAGCGGAGTCGGGTCATGGTGGTGCCGATGGAGTTGAAGGCGCTGACTCCAGCCTGACGTATACGGGTGAAGGCACCAACGTGGGCGGCTGCGGTGCGGCGTGCTTCGATCTCCGCCAACCGATAACCATGTTGAGTTTCCGCGAGGGTGGCGCGGCTCTGGGTACGGGCAGCATCCACAGTCAAGGCAGTCTGTTGTTTTACTTGTCCCCGAGTCATGACAAGAGAGGCGGCAATT